GCTAACGCTTTTGTGTATCTAGTGCTGATTTTGTCATAGAGGTTATCCTCTACAGCTTCTTCAGTTAGTGAGAAAGCCAAAGCAACAGTTTCGTGTGTGTACCTTGCAGTGAAAGTTTCTTGAGCGTCTTCGTATACAATACCTTGACCCTCAGGCTTTACAGCTGCATTGGCAAACCCACCAAGCATTACTTCTTCTTCAAAAGCACGATCAGAACTTTCCTCATCGAAAATTTCTGTGTGCTGGTTTTCGTATCGGTCATACTCTAACCCAAACAATGCGTTTAAGCCTGGTTCGAGTTCTTTGACCAATTGCATTCTTGAAATTACCATTGTTCAATATCTCCTTAGGTTTATACGCCTGCCCCGTTATTGTAATAAAGGTGTTCGTTGAACTTAACAATAAAGTTAGCGTTCGCAGAAGCAATATCACTATTATCGGGATCTTCTGAAATTCGGATTATTCTAAGTTGAGCAGTTCCACCAGCAGCAGAACCAAGCTCGTTTCTAGATTGTCCATCAACAGTAGAACCTGTGCCAGCTACGTGATCAGCGTTATCGCCAATAGCAGTTTGACCTAAAGTTCCATTGTCTTGAATTTCAAAAAGCATGTTTGGATCGTCATAGACAAATGCCTCAATATCACCACTAGAAGGCGTAATGCTTCCAGGATAATAATTTGAGAATGTCGGTTTTTTAGTAGTAGGATCATTATAGAAACAACCGTTGAAAACACCAACGTTAGCAACATCAGTAACAGCACTTAATTGTATTGTTCCTGCAGCTACTAGCTTTACAATATCTCCTTTAAAAATCGCAGTGCCGTAGCCATCTGCAATTTTGTACTTAGAGGTACCTTGTGTCATCGGAGCGCTTCCTAATCTACCTACTGGTCTCATACCGAATGGCGCGTTATTATTAGCCATGATTATCTCCTTACATAATTGTTATAACACACTCACCTCGAGTGTGTTAATTTTGTGTAACTATGTGTTAGAAAAACTTATTAGGTTTTCTTGCCACCAAATGTTACGCGAGAACTTCTCTCTTTCGAGATTGGCATGCTAGGATGTTGATCTTTCATAGGATCGTTTGCAATCGCATCATCTTTATCTTGCGTTTGTTTTGCAAAATAAGCTTTACGTTGTTCAACAATCTCATTAGGGATTCTTGCTAGCATTAAACCTCCTACAGCTATAACACCTTCATATCTACCTGTATCGATTGATGGCCATTCCATTTCCGGATATTCATCTGCTCTCACAAATTCCCATCCTTCTCGTAGTCTAGCTGAAACATTTTTTTGATCCATCTGTCCTACTGATTCGGCCCTTACCCATCTGTGCTTAAAGCCATTGGGTGCAGGTGGTGCGTCTAACTGAGACGGTGGAGTCCATACCTTAGGTCGCTCTCCTTTAGACCTAATTTCTGACTCGCGTGACGGTAGTTTATTTTTATTATTTGTATTCATATGCCTACTCCTTCACGTACTTCGCATATTCGCTTAGTGGCACACCTAATTTTTTAGCTATGGCAACTTGTGATGGTGTGAGTCTCACAGTACCTTTGCGCCTAGCCGATTGAGTACTCCGATTAGCGGAGGCCACAGTTTGCGTGGGCGTTGAAACTTGTTCGCCAAATTTATGAGGAAACGTGTCCCTCATTCTTTTGTCAATCTCACTATAGTACTCATCTGACTTCGTGTCAAATCCTTCTTCAACTAATTTTCTGTGAATTGAAAAAGATGTGAGTGTCATAGGTTCATCGCTTCCAAACCAATCGTTCTTTTCAGCCCAGGCTTCTGCCTTAGGATCTGGTGGAGCTTCTGGTTGTGGAGCTGGTTGAGGTTGTTGTGTAGGCATTTGAGGTTGATTAGGATCAACTCCACGTGCTTCCATTTCTTTTTTTAATCTTTCACGTTGATCTAAGCTTTTCTTTGCTCTATCAGCATCCACTGCTAAACGGGCTATTTTTTGCTGTGCTTCTACTTGTGCATCTATATCACCTGTATCCATAGCATCTTTTAGCTGTTTTTTAGCTTCTGCTGTTTGTGCTTCAACACGAGATGCAAATTCATTTACATATCCTGTGTCTAACAACTGAGTCTTTTGCTTTAATTTTGTTGACTCTTGTTGTAATCCTTGAGCAAACTCAATTGCAGCTTGTTCTCTTCGTTCAGATTCTCTAAGCTTTTTGGTTAATTTATCAATCCTTGATTGAACTTTTTTGCCGTAGTCCTCCATCTCTCCTTGAGATGCACTATCTTCAACTATTACTTCTTGTTGATCTTGTGGTTGAGATTCTACTTTACTTTCTTTTGATTCTGGTAGTTCCACATCTATTGATGGTCCATCTGATGGTAAATCTACCATGACGGCTTCAGCACTTTCTTGTGACTCTACCTTTGGTTGCGCGTCTGCAGGCATCTATCCTCTCCTGTTTATTTGTATTGCAAGATATCCTCTGGGTCTTTTACCACAGCAATTATCTCGTCTTCGTTAAGTATTCTCACTTCACCACCTTCTATACCAAAACGTGATCCAGCATAACGACCGAATATAATCCAGTCTCCTTTCTTACACCATGGTCCATTTGGATATCTCGTTTCATCTTTGTAACAATCTGGTCCTATTTTAAGAACCAAACCAGTCACTGTTGTATAACTACGCTCTTCCATTGTTTGGTCAGCTAATATTACACCACCTTTAGTTTTACCTTGTCCTTTGTATGGCAACACTAACAGACGCCAACCAGTAGGATCTGGCAAACGCTCTATAATTTTTTCGTCAGGTAAATGTTCTATATCTTTTGTAGCTTCTTGTTGAATTTTTTTAAGAAATTTATTTTCTTTTTCTTCAGCTACTTTGTTGTTTTCATCAGCTTCTACTGACAAATCTTTTTCCTCTAACGCGAATACACGTTTAGGTAATTCTTTCTCCGTCATTGTTTTCCTCATCTTTCTGCAGGTCTTGAATCTCCTGTTCCATTATTGCATAGGCCTTATATTCGCCTACGGTTTTATTGTACTCATCCCAGCTAGGTAATCCAGCTGCTATGACTTCTTTCAACTCTTCCTTGCGTACTCTAATCTTTTTGAGGATTAAATAAATCGCAGTCTCATCTCTCATTAAAATGGTCTATATACTAACAGTTCCATTTACGCAAAGATTTATTTATTCTAGAATTAGGATCTTTAGCTGTCTTTGCACTGGTTCTTCTTTTTTTCATTCCTTCCATTCTTGCACAAAACGATTTACGTCTATTTGCAGCTTTGGAACCTTTTTTTAATTTTGATGGTTTTGTTGTTACAGCAGTTTTTAATTTAGAACCAGGATTAGCTGCACGATAAGATGCAACGCCTTTTTTGTTCAATCCACCAGAAGGATTTTTTCCTGCTTTTCTTTGCCATGCTGCTGTTTTAGCCATTCTTTTTTCGCACTATACTTTTTAAAGTTTTAGCTTGACCTGCATGTAATTTAGATGCTTTCTTCAAACCTTTAATTACTTTTTTTACTTTCTTTACGTTATTTTTTTTCATGATTTTTTCTTCTTTGTAAAT